CCACACGAGGAGGGAGCCTGATGGACCGATTTTTTACGCAGAAGACCTGTGACCGTTGTGGTAGCAGTTTGACCGGCGGACGGATCATGTCCATGTTTAACACTGATTGTTTGTGCCTTGACTGCAAGCAAAAAGAAAAGGCACAGGAAGATTATCAAGAGGCAGTTCAGGCGGAACTCAACGAGTTGAATAAAGGCAATACAAACTTTAAGGGGATCAAAGGATAGCTAGTTCATCACCACGATGGAGTCTGCCGACAGGTAGGCTCTTTTCTTATTATTTGGCGAGAGGGGGTGAATTCCGTGGCTCAAGCTGGACGAAAACCAAAACCGACGGCAATCAAGAAATTAGAGGGAAATCCCGGTAAACGACGACTTAACGAATATGAACCTATCCCGGAGAAAAAGGCCCCTAAATGCCCTGTGTGGTTGGAGACTGAAGCTAAAAAGGAGTGGCGGCGTACCGCCAAACAACTGGAAGCGCTGGGGATATTGACTGAAGTCGATATGGCTGCCTTTGCCGGCTACTGTCAGGCCTTTGCCCGATGGAAAGAAGCTGAAGAATTCATCTCCAAGCATGGAACTATTGTCAAAACTCCGTCTGGCTATTGGCAACAGGTACCGCAAGTATCAATTGCGCAGACTTATCTAAAAATCATGCACAAATTCTGTGAGCAGTTTGGCCTGACGCCGTCTGCCCGAAGCCGTATTATTGCAGATACTGGTCAACAGTCTGCTGCTGATCCGATGGAGCTGATTTTGATAAACGGAGGCAAAAAGAGTGTATGATGAAAAAAAGGCACAGCGTGCGGTTCAGTTTATCAACTGCTTAAAGCATACCAAAGGTCAGTGGCGTGGCGTACCGTTTGAACTATTGCCCTGGCAGGATGCAATCATCCACGATATTTTTGGAACGGTGAAAGTGGATGGCTATCGACAATATAATTCGGCTTACATTGAAATTCCAAAGAAGAATGGAAAGAGTGAACTTGCCGCTGCAATAGCACTATATATGACTTGTGGCGACAATGAATGGGGGGCGGAAGTGTATGGCTGTGCTTCCGATCGTCAGCAGGCCTCCATCGTATTTGACGTGGCAGTCGATATGGTAGATCAGTGCCCGGCGCTCAAGAAACGGATTAAACCGATCATGTCGGTGAAGCGACTTGTTTATCAGCCAACCAATAGCTTTTACCAGGTGTTGTCGGCAGAAGCTTATACCAAGCATGGACTCAATGTGCATGCCGTTGTATTTGATGAGTTGCACGCTCAGCCTAATCGTAATCTATATGATGTTATGACCAAAGGCTCTGGCGATGCTAGAACACAACCGCTATTTTTCCTGATTACTACCGCTGGCAATGACCGAAACTCGATCTGCTATGAAGTGCATCAAAAAGCGATGGACATTTTGGCCGGAAGAAAAATTGACCCGACTTTCTATTCAGCTATTTATGGAATCGAGGACACTGACGATTGGGGCAATGAAGAAAATTGGTATAAGGCTAACCCATCCCTGGGTCATACCATTGATATAGAAAAAGTCAGGGCTGCCTTTCAAAGCGCGAAAGAAAATTTAGCCGAGGAAAACCTGTTTAGGCAATTGCGGCTTAACCAATGGGTGAAGCAGTCAGTGCGCTGGATGCAGATGGACCGTTGGGATGAGTGCGATTTTCCCATCTGTCCCGAAAGTCTACACAGTAGAGTTTGTTATGGCGGGCTTGATTTATCTAGTACCACAGATATTACTGCTTTTGTGCTGGTGTTTCCGCCGCTTGAAGACGATGAGAAATTTATTGCGATGCCTTATTTTTGGATTCCGGAGGATAATCTCGCAACCAGAGTTAGGCGCGATCATGTACCGTACGATATCTGGGAGCAACAGGGTTATATTAAGACCACCGAGGGCAACGTAGTTCATTATGGCTTCATCGAAGCGTTTATTGAGGAACTCAACACCAAGTATAACATCAAAGAAATTGCCTTTGACCGCTGGGGCGCTGTGCAAATGGTGCAAAATCTTGAAGGCATGGGTTTTACCGTTGTGCCGTTTGGCCAGGGTTATAAGGACATGTCGCCAGCGTCTAAGGAATTGATGAAGTTGACCATGGAAAAGAAGCTGGCTCATGGCGGCAATCCAGTTCTTCGTTGGATGATGGATAATATCTATGTCAAAACTGATCCGGCTGGCAATATCAAGCCAGACAAAGAAAAAAGCACCGATCGTATTGACGGTGCTGTGGCACTTATAATGGCGTTGGATCGAGCTATTCGGAATGGCGGTTATAGTGGTAGCGTATACGATCAACGGGGGATTTTGGTATTGTAATTAGCAATCTACAATTTGTTTAACTACTTTCTGAGTTTCTCCTCCTGTATACTCATAATTCATTGCGGTCACGAAGAATTGTAGGTGTAATTCCAAAGAAAGGCGGCTTTTGTTTGTGGTTGTATAGCCAAAGGGGAGCATAGCTGTCTTTACCATGCGACCTATGGTTTGCTTAACCGTATCATTAGATAAATCTAAATCGCAAGTAGGATCGTTCAAGCAATAATCTTCGATTTGCTTGGCGCAAGCAGACAATGCAGGACGACCATTTTCGGAAGCTTCAACAAATTTAATGCGAACGTCATCATCCCATATAATTTCGTCATAAATGTGTTTAGCAAACGAACTGTGTTGTGTAACCCTGTTGGTTGGAAACGAGGCTATAAAAGAATCAAATGATGGTTTCATGTGTTTATCCCTCTCTTTCAATTGCAGTAAGGTGCGATATGCAACCTTTGACAATAAGGTAACATATCGCACCTTTGTTGTCAAATTATTTTTTCAGGAGGCCCTCGATGAATTTTTCATTCCTATCAAGACTTTTTCAAACACGAGCCAGCCCGAAAAACAGCTTCTGGGGCAGCGCCTACAGTTTATTCTTCGGCACAAGCTCCAGCGGCAAAACAGTCAATGAGCGGACGGCGCTGCAGACCACTACGGTCTACGCTTGTGTCAGAATCCTGGCGGAAACCATAGCTTCCCTGCCGTTTCACACCTACAGATATACTTCAAGCGGTAAAGAAAAAGCTATGGACCATCCAATATACTACCTGCTCCACAGCGAGCCAAACCCAGAGATGACCTCATTTGTGTTTCGCGAAACACTGATGGGTCATCTTTTATTATGGGGCAATGCCTATGCCCAGATTATCCGGGATGGGCGGGGCAAAGTGGTCGGCTTGTATCCTCTGTTGCCCAATAAGATGATCGTCAACCGAAATGATCAAGGCCAGCTGTACTACCAATATGAAAAGGACGGTCAAAACTATTTCCTGAGAAATTATGAAGTCCTCCATATTCCGGGACTTGGTTTTGACGGCCTGATTGGATACTCGCCGATTGCCATGTCCAAAAACGCCATCGGCATGGCCATCGCCACCGAAGAATACGGGGCTAAGTTCTTTGCCAATGGGGCCAATCCAGGCGGTGTCTTAGAGCATCCCGGCGTGGTTAAAGATCCGGCGCGAATCCGGGAAAGCTGGAACGCTGTGTATCAGGGCAGCAGCAACGCCCACCGGGTAGCTGTGCTAGAGGAAGGAATGAAGTTTCAAAGTATAGGCATACCGCCGGAACAAGCGCAGTTTTTAGAAACGCGCAAATTCCAAATCAACGAGATTGCCCGCATCTTTCGCATCCCGCCCCATATGATCGGCGATCTGGAGAAATCCAGCTTCTCCAATATCGAACAGCAGTCGCTGGAATTTGTAATGTATACCTTAGATCCTTGGGTAGTCAGGTGGGAACAGGCTATGCAGCGGGCCTTGTTTAGCGAAAGTGAAAAGCGGCAGTACTTCGTAAAATTCAACGTGGACGGGCTGCTCCGCGGCGACTACCAGAGCCGGATGAACGGCTATGCCGTGGGCAGGCAAAACGGCTGGCTTTCCAGCAACGACATCCGCGAACTGGAAAACCTCAACCGGATACCGGCTGAGCTTGGTGGAGACTTGTATCTCATCAACGGCAACATGACTAAGCTGGCTGACGCGGGGGCATTTGCCCAAAAGAATGCAAAGGGAATGGAGGGAAGCAAATGAAGAAATTTTGGAACTGGGTAAAAAACGAGGACGGCCGCACACTCTATTTTGACGGCTATATCGCCCAAGACAGCTGGTTTGACGATGATATCACACCGAAAAAATTCAAGGCCGAGCTTACGGCATCTGCCGGTGACATCGCGGTTTGGCTCAATTCTCCAGGCGGCGATGTGTTCGCGGCCAACCAGATCTACACCATGCTCAAGGAGTATGAGGGCAAGGTCACTGTCAAGATTGACGGCATCGCGGCCAGTGCAGCATCGGTGATCGCCATGGCTGGCGATGAAATCGTGATGTCGCCGGTGGCCATGATGATGATCCACAATCCGGCTACGGTAATCTTCGGTGAAGCGGCGGATCTCGCGAGCGGCATCAAGATGCTAAGCGAGGTCAAGGAAAGTATTATCAACGCCTATGAACAGCGGACTGGCCTGCCCCGCGGAAAAATTTCAAATATGATGGACGCGGAAACCTGGTTCAGCGCGCAAAAGGCGGTGGAACTGGGCTTTGCCGATAAAATCCTCTACGCGCCTGATGCACAGGATGCGGCAGAGGGTTTTATTTTTGACCGCCTAACCGTCACCAACGCTTTTTTACGAAAGCTTCCCAGGGAAAAAGAGAAGCTGCAGGCTGCATTGGCGGGGACGCCGCACAAAGAACTGCTGACAAGACTTGAACTCTTGAAATAAAAAACAGGGAGGAACTCAATATGAATAAAATACTGGAACTGCGCGAGAAGCGCGCTAAGCTTTGGGACAGTACCAAAGCTTTTTTAGATTCCCGGCGCAATGAAAATGGTCTGTTGTCATCCGAAGACACGGCTACCTATGAAAAGATGGAAGCCGATGTTGTGAGCTTGGGTAAAGAAATCGACCGCCTGGAACGCCAAGCGGTTCTAGATCTCGAACTATCCAAGCCCACATCAACCGCCATTACGAACAAACCCAGCCAGCATCAGGAGACAGAGAAAACCGGCCGGGCGTCCAACGAATACAAAGCGGCCTTTTGGAAGGCAATGAAGAACAAAAACAGCTTTGATGTGCAAAATGCACTGCAAGTCGGTACCGATAGTGAAGGCGGCTACTTGGTGCCGGATGAATTTGAGCGTACCCTGGTGGAAGCCCTGCAGGAAGAAAACATCTTCCGGCAACTGGCTACAATCATCACCACTTCCTCGGGCGATCGTAAAATTCCGGTAGTGGCCACCAAGGGAACTGCTTCCTGGGTGGATGAAGAAGGGGCTATCCCGGAATCCGACGATGCCTTTGGACAAGTTTCCATTGGAGCATACAAATTAGCCACTATGATTAAGGTTTCAGAAGAACTCCTTAATGATAGTGTTTTTAATTTGGAGAGCTATATTGCCAAGGAGTTTGGCCGGCGTATTGGAGCTAAAGAGGAAGAAGCCTTCTTTGTCGGTGACGGGACCGGAAAACCTATCGGCATTTTCAATGCCACCGGCGGTGCCGGCGTGGGAATCACGACTGCCAGCGCGACGGCCATCACTATCGACGAAATTATGGACTTGTTTTACTCCCTAAAATCGCCATACAGAAAAAATGCCGTATTCGTCACCAACGACGCTACCGTCAAGTCCATCCGCAAGCTGAAAGACGGGAACGGCCAGTATCTCTGGCAGCCCTCGGTGACTGCTGGGCAACCGGATACCATTTTGAATCGTCCGCTGAAAACATCGGCCTATGTTCCGGTTATCGCGGCGGCGGCAAAAACTATCGCCTTTGGCGATTTCAGCTACTACTGGGTGGCGGACCGTCAGGGCAGAGCCTTCCAGCGTCTAAACGAACTCTATGCGGCAACCGGGCAGGTGGGCTTCAAGGCCACTCAGCGTGTAGACGGCAAGCTGATTCTTGCCGAAGCCGTCAAAGTGTTGCAAATGAAAGCGTAGGTGAGAAACGATGAGTAGCGTCAAAAACTACACGGAGCAAGGCGGGGAGAAAACTGTAATTGGCGGTACCTTGGAGATTGTTGCAGGCGGGCAGGTGGTGGGCCTTTTTACGCCAGCCACGTTTCAGGCTGACAGTACAGCGACTACCATTGCGGGGCTGGTGACG